AAACCTTAGGAGGGTTTAATCATGCCGAAAGCTAACAAACTGTTTCCAGGTAGGCCAAACTACACTGGCCCAACAAAAGGATGGTTCGGCCTATTGCATCACGAAGAGCTTTGCGAGACTTCGCATGATGTCATGGAGCGCGTAGCCTATGTGAAGGCTAACAAGCCTGCGCACGAGGTCGCAATCCGATTGCACAATATGATTTACCTTGGCAAAGTTGGCGCGGATTTCGTGGCCAAGCTTAACGCGCTCGACGCGGATTACTGGGCCAAGCGTGCCCCGCTCGACGCGGATTACGAGGCCAAGCGTGCCCCGCTCCGCGCGGATTACGAGGCCAAGCGTGCCCCGCTCCGCGCGGATTACTGGGCCAAGCGTGCCCCGATCGACGCGGATTACCGGGCCAAGCTTAACGCGCTCGACGCGGATTACGAGGCCAAGCGTGCCCCGCTCGACGCGGATTACGAGGCCAAGCGTGCCCCGCTCCGCGCGGATTACGAGGCCAAGCGTGCCCCGCTCCGCGCGGAAGTCTTAGCCTACATCAAGAAACACATTCCTGATTGTGCTTGGAATGGCAAGACTTTGGTGTTCAAATAAAATGCGCCCCTTCGCTGACGCTATCATTTCCGCCTCGTGGCAGGGCCGGCTCGTTCGGTCCCTGTCGCCGGACATCTCAATTCAGCGCTCGGTATGGCTGTCGATCCTGGCTGCCAGCGGTAAGGCGGAATTCAAGATCGAGCGCAATTGGTTTGTGGCTAACCATGAGCCAATGATCGAGCGTGTGCGTTTAAACGAGGATGGTACGCTTACGGCTAATTACTATGACCGCTATGGTAACTATCGCAAGGATTTCACCTTGCCGTACCATATCAACACGCTTCTCGAAGAGATGTCCAAGATGCGAATGCGGCTCCTAATGACGCCGCCCGAGATTGTCGAATTCAACAACGCTTGCATCTATTGGCTCAGGCATCGGCCGGCGAAATACGCCAACCTGATACCGGGCTTCACTTACACAGGAGCGCACCGACCATGAGAACCTACAAAGAGGCTCTTTCCGCATCAAACCGCGCCGCCGAGCACGAAGCTGTGCGCCGCGTCAATTACTTCTGGGACCTTGAATGGAACGGCCGCGCCGCCGAGCGCCGGGCCATCAACTCTCCTTGGCCGGCGAAACAGGAGGTTAACCATGCGTAATTCAACCCGCTTGGAGCGGCTTCGGAAGCTCCGCGATCTGCTTCGTCGCATCACCCGGCATCCCAAACCGGACTTCGAGTTCGATATGGGCACGTTCGGCAAGGTCGCCGACGAGGAGCGGCAAACCGTTACGAACCTGAAATGCGTCACTCGCGCGTGTGCCTTGGGGTCTGCGGCGCTTACTCCATGGTTTTAAGATAGAGGTCTCCACGCTAAACGATATGGGGAAAGCGGTCTAACTGTGCTCTATCATGGCCAAGAGGACCTTGACGCGGGTGCGGATTTCTTTGGGATCACGAGTTCCGAGGCCGAGGGACTGTTCCTACCAGTCATCGGCCGCAAAAATACGGCGACTGACGTTGCTGACGCCGTGCAAGTATTAATCGACGAATACAAGCTGATCAACTCTTAGCCGGCAAATACCATCGGTCGCCGACTGGGCAATATGCCTTCAGCTTATCTTTGGACAGTGCGCGCAATCGCTTCGCTACTTCAGCGATTGCCGCCTGTCTATCTTCCTCGCTCTGAAATTCAGCGGTGCCTACGAGTTGGGTTGCGACGACTACCCCCGTGACGCCGGCCGCAGGGCCGTATGCGTTTAAACGTACTAAGGCCGCGCCGATCTTGTGGGCGTCGAATGGATCGTCGGCTGCCACGAGAACGCGGTGCTCGCCGGCTGTGATGGGAAAGAATACTAGACTGCCGGCTATTGCGCGACCTTGGAACGTGAATGGCTCTGTCGGCTCCTCGGCGTCTTTGTGCTTGCGGACCCAGGCTTCGACGGTCTTGGAGCCACGGTTCGCTTTGCATTCAATAACGGTGTCAAAGCCCGCGATAAATGCGCTAGAGCCTCGTGCTGCTCTTTCAGCATCTTTGCCAGAGTGGTGGATCGCGATGACAGTGCATCCAAACGTCTCGACGAGGCTATCGCAGAAGCGGATGAAACGCCCGGCGTCACCAGCATCGTTTTCATTAAGTCCTGCCATGCTCTTTGCCAGAGTGTCGATAACGATAACGGAGACTTGCCGGCCGGCCGCTTTCTTCGCGATCTGGTCGCCAAATTCTTGGATTTCGTTGGCTTGCGAGACCATTGGCGCTGTCGTGACGAAAAAATTTGGGATTGATTTGTCATATCCCTTCGCCGCCTTCCAAGCCCTTCGTCGCGCTTTCTTGATATTGTTTCGTCCTTCCAGCGCTGCGTAAACTACAAGACCCTCGCTTGTCGGTTTCGAGCCAAACGTATCCGTCCCGCTCGCAACGGAGAGCGCAAGGTCTAGAGCTAGGAAACTCTTGTATGATTGTGTTGGCCCAAAAAGCAAGACGGTCGAGCTTTTCGGCACGACTAAGGGGACGATCCATTCGGGGTCTTTTCCTTCTTCCTGTTCGGTTTCGTCTTCGAGATAGAAGCGTGAACGGCGCTCCGGCTGCTGCGTTCTGAGGACTTCCGCCATCGCTGGCAGAGAACCGAACACTTCAGCAGCCGGAGCCACCGCCCATGCGCCGTCCTCGTTCTGACTGTATCGGCTCGCGTGGTCTATGATTTCGCGCAGCGCGTCGTCGTCCCAAGGAGGCTCACACTTCGGGTTCCAAATCTCCTCTAACAGTTCCCAAGATTTCTCCGGTGAGAGACCCAGGTTAAGTAATTCGCAAGCAAGACGGTAAGTGCGGTCATTTCCTCCTCGAAATTCCCTTGCAACGTCTCCTCGGCTAACGAGTAGAGCAAGGAGAGATCGTCCCCGATCAATGCTTCCTGGGAGGTCAAGGTCTGATAGAGTTGCTTTAGCTTCAACTGTTGGCTTTGCAACAGCAGCCGCAAGTCCAGCAGGTAGGTCGGCGATGTCTCGATCATCGAGTACCGTGTAAGGCTTGCCATCCACAACGGACGGCGGAATTAGAACATACGAGCCCCGGCCTCGGGTGTCAACGTCCTTCGCTAGCTTGGAAGCTGTAGGTGGAAGGGACCCAAGGTAGTATCTATGATACCCACCACGAGGAGTACCAACAACATAAGTGGGCATGCTAAAAGCAAGATCATCCCAATTACTCGCTCCATTTTTCCCATCTCCATTATCTATGTCGATCACGCACCATCCGGCCGTCTCGGGCTCGAACGCGACGTTGTAATCGGCCGCGCCCCACCAAGCATCGATCTTGGCCAAGTCGGTGGTGGCGTCCTGATACCCATGCTCGCACGCCGGCTTCTTCCCATTGACCTGACAAGGGAAAATCGGGATACCTGATGCTGCATAGGCCCGCGCTGCCGCGTGCCTTGGTGAGATAATTGTGCTTGTCATTTGCCCTTCGGTGGGATAGGTTGTCGCACAATTCGGAGGGTTAGTCAATGCACATTACCCCGGCCATGATCGAAGGGGCTTATCAGTATCTCCTCACCACCCCGCCATTTAACCGGTGGAAGTTCCCTGACCCCGAAGAGGTTTCATTTCGGGTGACAGCTGACCGGGTGTATGGATGGTACGATTGTGAGAACGGAACTCACCGGATTAGCGTTTCGATCAAGCGTGTCGGGCAAACAATTTCCTTGATCGAGACCGTGGCGCATGAGATGATCCACGTCTATCAGGCCCACCATCGTCGCGAGACGCCGAACTCGCAGCACAACAAAGACTTCTATCGCCGGGCTAGATTGGTGTGCCAGTATCACGGCTTCGACTATCGGAGGTTCTGGTGACGCCTATTCCGCTCGGCATAACAGTACTTTGCTACTGGTGGGTTGCTTTCGCTCATGCCAAATCCGGTGATTATGGCGTTGCTCTCGCATGGTTCGGCTTCGGGGTTGGCAACCTAGGCTTCTTGCTCGCGGCTGTTTAAACAATGAGATTGGAGTACAATGCTAAAACGGGTGCGTACTTTCTCAAAGTCCCGCGATCCGATCCAGCGAATATCCAGTCGCTCATTCGTGAGCACGGCTTCGACTTCTCGGTATCTGCTTCCAATGGTCAGGAGGCTGTTCTCCTTACTCATGATCCATACGCTGCCGCCACGTTTGGTGCCGTGGCAACGGATGCTGCGAAAGCAGCGCTCGGTCAGATACTCGGTGAGATAAATGCGTCTTGGAAAGCTGATAGCCAAGCTAATATTGCATGTCCCGCAGACCGCGAGCTATGGCCGTTTCAGCGTGCGGACATCGAATACGCGCTCCGGCGTCGCAATACGCTTATTGGAGATCAACCGGGCCTTGGGAAAACACCCGTGGCGATTTGCTTTGCTAACGAGATCAAAGCCAAACGGGTCCTTGTTGTCTGTCCGGCTAACATACGTATCCAGTGGGTCAAGAGGATACGTGAATGGACGACTATGCCTTGGCCATATACGGTCCACCCTATTCTCAACTCGAAGCACGGTGTCCATCCCACCGCTGAATGGTCCGTGGTCTCCTACGACTTGGCTCGAACTGAGGCCATCCATAAGGCGCTTTTAAATGGAAAATACGACCTCCTCATCCTCGACGAAGCTCACTACCTCAAAGACATCGGTGCTCGAAGAACACGAACAATCTTTGGCGGCGGCGTTGCTCATCATCTGGAACCAATCGCCGAGCGATGCGACCGAGTTCTTGCGCTTACTGGAACGCCACTTCCCAATCGACCTCGTGAAGCGTATACACTTGCTCGTAACCTTTGCTTCGATGCAATCGACTGGGCTTCTGAAGATAGTTTCAGGGAACGCTTCAACCCTTCAATGCGAATTGAGCGCGTCGATCCAGTCACCGGCCGAACCAAAATCTACATAGACGAACGGAGTGGTAGACATGCTGAGCTACAAAATCGGCTACGCTCTCACTTTATGGTACGTCATCTTAAGCGAGAGGTTATGCCACAGCTTAAGTTGCCAGTGTACGATCTCATCCAAGTGGAAGAGACGGGTGCTGTTAAGCAAGCTCTGGCTGCTGAAAGTTTGCTCGACATCGACCCAGAAAACCTCGAAGGAGCCGATGTTGAAGTGCTCGGACATATCGCTGTCGTCCGACGAATGATGGGCATAGCCCTCGCGCCTCAGGTCGCCGACTATGTTGACATGCTCATTGACGGCGGCGAAGAGAAGCTGGTAGTCTTCGCGTGGCATATCGAGGTCCTTAACATCTTGGAGAAGCAACTTGGCCGGCACGGACTTATCAGGATCGACGGATCGACCGGAGCCCTTAAGAAACAGCGGCTCGTCGATCAGTTCCGAACCGACCCGAGCATCCAGATTGCTCTGGGAAATATCCTTTCGATGGGCACTGGTACTGATGGCCTTCAAGATGTTTCGTGCCATGGTCTCATTGCAGAGCCCTCTTGGACCCCAGGTGAAAATATACAGTGCTTCGACCGTCTTGATCGTGGGGGACAGGGCCGAGCGGTACAAGGGGACATATTCGTTGCCCCTAATTCCGTGGCGGAACGAGTGCTCGCATCTGCGCTTCGTAAAGCACAAGTCACGCACAAAGCCCTTGATTGGAGGATAGAATGATCATCGTTAGAGTGGAATTACTCTCCGCGATAACCGGCGAGACCATCGAATTGGCTCGGATGGATATTTGCAACGAAGGCGGGACTGTTAATCTCGGGGACTATGGAGTTTATATCATGAGGGGCCGAGACAGGGAAGCTCTTTCAAAACGAAGAGTTCAACGGACCGCTAAAGTGTTAGGCCATCCACGGTTACGTGAGCATGTCTGGAATTTGGTGGCTAAAGCATTAACGTCCGCTGGATACGGAATTAGTGCTTGACTGGCGCATCGAGTAAGCGTTAGTTTGGCTGCGACGCTGGCCGTATGGACGGACGATGAGCGGTTAATGCAACGCCCTTAGCGGGGCACGCGGAGGCCGGAACCCATCGAAGAATAGGCCAGTCGCGAATGGCTTAGAGGGCACCACCCTCACGGTGTCACGGATTTAAACAGGAGGTCTCAATGGAAGGTTTGACAGGCGGTTACGTTATCTTCGGCAAGACGGTGAAGACCGGGGATTACGAGAATGAGAAGTCCGAGGTCCGGTTGGACTTCAGCGACCCCAACGTGCTCGACGCGGCCGGTGCTCTGGCTCAGGCCAAGACGATGGAGCTTCTCGGTAAGACAAAACGCGCGCCTAAGGTTTCCGAACCCGCGCCGGCTGACAAGACAAGCGTGACTGGTGACGACAAGGTTATTCGTCGTGGTCCAGGTCGCCCCCCGAAGGTCGAGACAGCAACTCCGGCCGCTGATCCTGCCGCAATCGATGTCGTGACTACCGTTGCGCCAGCGGAACCCGCCGATGATTTGCTGACTGCTGCCGCTGAGCCGGTTGCGACGATCACGGACGCTGATCTTGTGGCCGCTCTCAACCGCAAGGTCGGGCAGACCAAGAATGCAATCGCGATCAAGCAAGTGATCGGTCGCTATGTGACGCCACCAAAGTCGGCTAAGGAAATTCCGCAAGAGAAACGCGCGGAGTTCCTCGCGGAGATCGAGAAGCTGTGATCGCCCACAGCGAGCATACACGGTGCATACAATGCGGGCTTCCTAGCTTCGGGAGCCCGCTCTGCCACGATTGCCTGGAGGATGTCGATGGAAAACCAGCCCGAACACAGCCCGCTCGGAGCGAGCAGCGCGGAGCGGTGGATGAACTGCCCCGGCTCAATTGCATTGTTGCAGACTTTGAAGATCGACGACGAAACGGACGAGCCGGACTATCGGAAGAACGGGGTTGCTGCCCATGCTGCGGCGGCGAGTTGCCTTTTGTCGGGGGAGGATGCCTGGACTGTGGTTGGCCAAGTCTTTCACGGCGTCGAGATTGACGTTGAGATCGCCGATGCGATCCAGGTCTACCTCGACACTGTACGCCCCGGCATGGCTCGGGCGACCCTCAAGTACGTCGAGCACCGGATCAGTCAGCCTTCGGTCCATAAGGACTTCTTTGGCACGGTTGATCTTGGCCTTATCTTCGATGACGCGACGGGCGAGATCAACGACTACAAGCACGGCGAAGGCATCCAGGTCGATGTCGAATGGAACGTGCAACTCATGTATTACGCCTATGGGTTCGCGTGCGAATTCCCCGGCGTCCGCAACTGGAAACTGAGGATCATTCAGCCGCGCGGCTGGCATCCTAATGGGCCAATTCGTGAATGGGAGATCAGCACCGATGACTTATGCGAATGGGCCGAGAAGGAGCTTCTGCCGGCGATGGCTCGCACAGAGCTTGACCATGACCTCGATGCTGGCCCTTGGTGTCGCTTCTGTCCTGCAAAACTCGTCTGTCCGTTGTTATCATCTCTCTTTGGTGCTGCGGCGAAAAGCAATCCGAACACGGTTGTCAACCTCTCGGCTGAAAGCCTTGGACGATCTTATCAGTACGTGCAAGCCGTGGAATTTTACCTTAAGGCTATGCGAGACGAAACATACCGGCGTTTAAACAAAGGCGATGAAGTCCCTGGCACGAAGCTGGTCAACAAGAAAGCGAACCGGGTCTATCGTGCCGGCGCCGCCGACGAATTCAAGACCAAGTTCGGCGAGAAGGCTTATACTCCGCCTGAGCTTAAGTCGCCCGCCGAGATGGAGAAGGTCGGGCCGGCCGCTGCCGCTCTCGTTAAGGAATGGGCCTACACTCCAAACACCGGCTTGACAGTGGCGCTCGCCGATGATAAAAGGGTCGGTGTCAAGGTCAAGACGACGACCGAGGCATTCCCTAATGCAATCGCAACAACGGAGACTACCAATGGCTAACGAACAGAACCAAGGCATCTACGACACGACCGTTGCCACCCCGATCCTCTGGACCGATACACTCTTCTCGCCCAAGGCGTTCAAGGACGAAAAGACGGGCAAGGAGAAGGGTGATCCGAAGTACAGCGCGGTGGTCCTCTTCAAAGCCGACCATCCCGATGTCGCCGCTATCAAAGCGAAGATGGCTGCGGTCGCTCGGGCCATGTGGCCGGACGTGGACCTGAAGACGATCAGCTTCCCGCTGAAGTCTGGCACCAAGGACAACGAGAAGCGCGTTGCCAAGGGCAAGAAGGCCCGTGACTTCATGGAAGGGCAGGTATTCATCACCGGCCGTTCCAAGTACGCTCCTCGCCTCTCGGGTATCGAGAATGGCAAGATCACCGACTATGAGGGCGCGGCCCTCCTCCAAGCCAAGAGCAAGTTCTACGGCGGCGTCGAGTGCCTCGTGGAATTCAATTTCGTGGCCAACGAGGTTGATGACAAGCGTTCCGTCACTGCCTACCTGAACCTCGTGTTCAGCACTGGCAAGGGCAAGCGCATCGGCGGCGGCAAGTCTGGCGCCGAGACCTTCAAGGGCTATGTCGGTCAACCAACGACCGAGAATCCGACCGAACTGGACGACGAAATCCCGTTCTAAGGGAAATTCCCACACGCTTGAAGGCGTCCATCAATGGTTATCGGCGGTGGAAAGTGCGGCGATGATGGGTCAGTAGGCTTAGACGGATAGGGGGTCACTTGCGCGAAATCGTTTTAGACTTTGAAACGGTTTCGGCCTGTGACCTCCGCTTGTGCGGCGCATGGCGCTATGCCGAAGACCCGACGACCTCGATCCTTTGTCTGTCCTACTCCATCGACGGCGGAGACCCGACGCTTTGGGTGCCTAATAGCCCGGACCCTATATTAAAGGCCCTTGTTGATAGCCCAGAAGCTATATTCATCGCCCATAACGCCAGTTTCGAGAAAGCCATCTGGCGCAAGATCATGGTGCCCGACTATGGCTGGCCGGACATTCCGAACTCGCGGTGGGATGATACGCTCGCTTGCTGCGCGATGAAGGTGCTACCCCAAGACCTCGACCAAGCGTTGATCGTCCTTGGCCTACCGCACGAGAAGGATCGCGAGGGCTCGAAGCTTACGCGGTCTCTGTCGAAGCCCGAGACGCGGAAGAAATCGAAACGCTACGGGATGTTCCCTGAACTCACGCCGGCAATTCTCAGGAGGGTTTATGACTACAACATCCAGGATATCCGGGGAACGGTTGATCTTAGATCACGGCTTGGACCTTTGCCTTCAACTGAGAGAGCAGTGTGGTTGCTCGACCAACGTATCAACGAACGGGGCGTTTGCCTTGACTTGCCCTTTGTGCAAAAGGCAAGAGAGATCGTTGATCGTGGCTCTGCGCCGCTTGCTGTCGAGTTTAAACATCTCACAGGAGGTCTCGGCATCGGTCAGGCAGTCGCAATCGTCGGGTGGGTTCGCTCACAAGGCGTAGCGATCCCAAATCTTCAAAAGGAGACATTGGCGCGGCTTCTAGGAGAGACTGAAGATGGCGAAGATGTGGACGACGACCCAGGCGAACTCACTCAAGCGTTACCTGATGCGGTTAGACGCGCGCTTTCGATCCGCCAACTCATTGGAAGCGCAAGTGTTAAAAAGCTCGCTCGTATGGAAGCTTGCGTATCCTTCGATGGCCGGGCAAGAGGTCTGTTACAGTACCATGGAGCGGGACCGGGACGATGGGCTGGACGATTACTCCAACCTCAAAATTTCCCGCGAGGAACTACTCAGCTTGATAGCTCGGCGCCTAACCCGCAGCTAGTCGTCGATGCAATCCTGACAGGAGATCCTGACTATGTGGCTTCGTGCATTGGACCTCCAGTTGAGACGGTGGTATCCGCTCTTCGGTATAGTCTCGTATCTTCACCAGGACGGGTGTTCATGTCTGGCGACTTCTCGACTATTGAAGCGCGTGTGGTCCTCTCGTTGGCCGGTCAGCATGACCGTACCGCTATTATGGCTGCTGGCAAAGACATCTACATCGACATGGCGAACTCGATCTACAAGCGAACGGACCTAACCAAGAAGAACAATCCCCAGGAACGGCAAACCGGAAAGAACTCTGTCCTTGGCCTAGGCTTCCAAATGGGAGCGCCGAAGTTTAAACTTCGCTACGCCAAGGATCAACCATTGGAGTTTGCACAAAATGTCGTCAACACTTATCGAAAAGAATGGGCTCCTCTCGTGCCAAAAGTGTGGAGCGGCTTGGAATACGCGGCTCTGCGTACTGTATACGATAAGACGCCGCATGAAGCTTATGGTGTCGAGTATCGCTTGGAGGATGGTTGGCTTTCAGCCCGACTTCCTTCTGGTCGAAAACTCTGGTATTACGATCCCCTGCCGACGACCAAGGCTATGCCATGGGATGAGACGGACGTTCGCTTGGCTTGGACGTATAAGGCCAAGAAGATGGGGCAATGGCGGACCATCGACGCCTTCGGTGGGCTCCTAACCGAGAACGTGGTGCAAGCCCTGGCGCGCGATCTAATGGTCGCGGCGATGTTCAAGTGCGAAAAGAACGGGTTGCCAATCGTGCTCACCGTCCACGACGAGATCGTCGCCGAGCCAGAAGAAAAATATGCCGACGAGCTTGCGCTGAAGCAAATTATGTGCGATAGTCCTGATTGGGCTCGGCAACTCCAAATTCCGATTGGTGTAGAGACATGGATGGGCAACCGCTACCGGAAATAATCTTCGAGCCCCATGTTCAGGCCGCGATCTTTTGGATTTTCCTCGCAATCGCGGTAGTGCTCGGGGTATTCTGTTGGGAGAACCGACCCCGTGAGTAAGCGGAAGAAGAGGATCAACAGTCGTGCCAAAGGTGCAGCAGGAGAACGAGAACTCGCAGCGTTTCTCACTAAGCGAGGCTATGACGCTCGAAGAGGCCAGCAATTTCATGGTGGTCCAGGCTCGCCTGACGTTGTCTGCGAAACTCTTGGCGGATACCATCTCGAAGTCAAACGAGTTGAAGCGGGTAATCTCTACGTGTGGCTCGACCAAGCCATTAAAGATGCCGGCTCTCGTGTTCCGCTGGTCTGTCATCGTCGATCAGATCGACCTTGGGTAGCCATTCTAAAACTCGAAGACCTCCTCTCACTCTTAAGGAACCAAAATGAAAGCTCAAGTGACGGACGCGGAACTGATCAGTGCGCTGAAACTCCTGAAGACGCATGGAACGCCATCTAAGGCAGCGGCCGCATCAGGTATTCCCGAGCGCACCTTGTCGTCGTGGGTCCAGCGGGCCAAAGCGAAGGGTTTTACCTCCGCAAGTGTTGCGGAGAACGAGACCGATAATCTCCGCGCGAAGCTGAAGCTCGTCGAGCACGAACTCGCGACAATCCAGAAAGCGAATGACGATGCGGATAGCATCCGCAAGACGATCTATAGGCTCAAGGCACTTCCGATGGAGCAGCCAACATGGATCACGAAGAAGAGACCGGCCGGGCTCCCCGGCGTTCCTATGGCGCTGTGGAGTGATTGGCATTGGGGAGAGCGCGTGTTCAAGGACCAAGTGGGAGGCGTCAATGAATTCAATCGTTCTATTGCTATTGAACGCTTGCATCGGTTGGTGGACATTACGCTCGACCTTGCTCTGCATCACATGGTTAATCCTCAATATCCTGGTATTGTCGTATGTCTTGGCGGTGATATGATCAGCGGCGGTATCCATGAAGAACTGCGCGAAACGAACGAAGGTCCGATCAATGAGTGCATTCAAGAACTCCGCTCGCAGATCGCGGCAGCGCTTAAAATCCTCGCCGACCGCTTCGGCAAAGTCTTTGTCCCGTGCGTTGTTGGCAATCACGGCCGCGCTACCCTGAAGCCACGGGCAAAGCATCGCGTGATCGAGAACCACGAATGGAACCTTTACACGAGCTTGGAGGCTCACTTCAATGACATCGGCGACAAACGTGTCCAATTCCTCATCCCCCGCGAGACCGACGCCTACTTTACAGTGCTCGGCCACAGGTTTCTACTCACTCACGGAGATACTCTCGGTGTTAAAGGAGGCGACGGTATCATTGGAGCGATTGGACCAATCGCGCGCGGCGCATTTAAGGTCGGGCGTTCTGAAGCTCAAATCGGACGCGACTTCGATACTCTTCTCCTGGGGCACTGGCACACCTACATACCCCGTGGAGAAGCTGCCCCAGTAATCGTCAATGGCGCACTCAAGGGATACGACGAGTACGCCCGATTGATGCTGCGCGTGCCGTACAGCCGGCCGAGCCAAGCTCTCTGGTTCGTCCACGGCAAGCATGGCATCACCGCGCAGTGGCAAATCTACCTCGACGAAGTGAAGAAGTCGTCAGACACCGCTGAGTGGGTCACTTGGGAAAAGAGGAGTACCTAATGCCGTACATTCTGCCGGAACAACGGGACGAGTTTGATCCTGCCATCGATGCGCTTACGCGCCGACTTGGACAGAACGCCGGCCCGGGTGTCCTGAACTATGTGATAACACGCATTCTTCAGAGCCAGAAGCCGGCGACCTACTTGAATATCAACACGCAGGTTGGTATCCTCGAATGCGTGAAGCTCGAACTCTATCGCCGGGTCGCCGAACCCTACGAGGAGATCAAACGGAAGCAAAATGGAGATGTCTACCATGATTAGAATTTATCTCGCCGGCCCTATCACGGGCTGCACGGAGGGTCAAGCAAATGACTGGCGTACAGACTTTGCCGCTCGGCTTGAGAGCATCCGAATTCGAGGCATTAGCCCGCTACGCTGCGAACCGCTCCATGGCCCTGTCTACGGTTCCACCTATAACGATTCTCGTTTTGGAACGGCCAAAGCCATCTCGTCCAAGAACCTCATGGACCTTCGACGCTGCGACCTTACCTTAGCCTACTTCCCCTACGCCGAGACAGCGCGGGTCCCGAGCATCGGCACGATCCTTGAGATCGGCGCGGCGCACGAGAACGGAAAGCCGATCATCGTCGTGAGCGAGCACCCGAAGACGAGCGACCATCCTGTGCTCAACGCCTTCGCCGGCTGGATGCTGTCGGATTTAAACGAGGCATTCGAGACCATCCAAGGTCTCTTCGGCGAGTACACGCGAGGCTTCCATGAGTGAAGACCAGACTAACCCGAAGGATCGGCTCGGCTCTCTTAAGCCTCAGTTGTCGCTTGTGCCAGCCGCAGCCACGATCTACGAGGCCAAGGTCTTCGCGCTCGGGGCTCGGAAGTATGGTGCCTACAACTGGCGCACCAAGAAGGTCCGGCACACCATCTACCTCGAAGCCGCGCTCCGACATATCCTGTCGGCGCTCGACGGCGAGGACGTTGATCCTGAGAGTGGATGCCCCCACGAGGCACACGCAAGGGCGTGCATGGGCATCATCCTCGACGCCAAGGCGACTGGCAACCTGATCGACGACCGCCCCACAAAGGGCGCTGCCGGCCGGCTGATCGCGGAGCTTACGGAGAAGAAAGACGCTGAGCCCAAGGGCTAATCAGAAGCTCGCAATCTCGGGGGGTAATGAAGTTGAAGCCCTCCGAGATCGGGAACGGGAAGAAACCGCTGGCTTCAACTGCTGCGGTAATAAGTTCCGAACAAAACCACTCATCAGGGTTGTGCCAGTCCCGGCCAAGCCCGAAGGCTACAATCGCCTTCTCGTCGTAGGGCTTACCCACCTGACCGCGCAGGAAAGTGTAGAAGGCTATTTCCTGCGTAGCCGAACAGGGAAGGCCATAGGCTTGCACCTTGTCGAAGGCTACGTAGTTAGGTGGGCGTATCTGAACCCCCGCTGGCTTCTCGCCTACTACGTCGCTCCTGGCACCCAGAAGGTTGCCGTCAGGCATGATGGCATCGACGTGGGACCAGACCCCGCGCTCGAAGGTCTTGATCGCCAAGGAGCCCAGGTCGCTGCGCGCCGAGAATTGTACACGGATCATGGTGTTTTGTCCTTCTGGCTTTCGGCCGTTACGGCGCGGATGAAGGCTTGGAGGGCGGTAAGCTGCTCGGCGTTGGCGCGAGCGATAGCGTAGTTGTCGGCGATGATGGTGACGAGAGTACTTGGTGTAACTCCCGCGCAGGTTCCATCAAGTTCGCCGGGGGGGAGGGGCACACTGTCAGGATCGACACCCCTGGCACTGGCGTCGAGCACGCGGAGCACGCCATAAGTAATGCAATTAATGGTATCCGGTACATGGATCAATACCTCCTTCTCGACCATCTGCATTTGCACGACGATCTTCTGTTGCGCGGTCGCTTCATCGACGGCTGAATTCAGAGCGATTTGATCCTGCGCGGCTTGTTCGAGCTTCGCCTGCTGCACGACCTTCACCTGAGCCTGAGAATAGTTCAGGAGCAATTGGTTGTATTTGGCCAAATCGACTTTGTGGGTAATGGTCGCCGTGAAGACCGCGAGGATCACTGCGCCGGCAAACATGGCGATCAGCTTAATGCTGGTCAGACTGAGGCCGAACATCTTGATCCCTCCCGCTCATCATGTTCCTCGCGCCTACAGCCGTGCCACAGGCCCCAAGGATCGAAGCGAAACCCATGCTCCATGAGGCTGGACTAAAAGCGTGCCCGAGCCAAATGAGATCATATCCGCTATATACGACGAAGGCAGCAATACCGACGAAAGCGCCGAATACGATTTCGTCGGTATCACCATTTCGGTCGCGAAGGAGCCCTCGCAACATTCGGACACGTTAGAATTTCACGACCGCGACGAGACCACCGATCACGGCAACAGCAGCGACGAGCGCGATCAGAAGATCGGTCTTCGGGTGGCCGATGGTGAAGTTGAGAAGATGGCTCTCGGCTTTCACGACCGGGGCCGCGACGACCGCCGCAGCGGCTTTCTCACTCGTATTGACGGCTGAACCGACAGCCGCGCTAACGGTATTGATGGGGGTATCAGTCATTTGGAACCTCCTGGTATAGCAAGGGAAGGACATGCCCATCCGGCGACAATCGCCAGAAGAGATGCGACCCTATCACAGCGGGTGGGTAGCCGTCAACAGCTTTGTCCCAGGATGCTTTCGTGCCATTAACCTTGTATTGGGTGCAGCCCTTCGTTGGATCGGCGACGGTGCCGTGGAAGACCCCGAGGACGATCTGTTTCATCTCCAGATAGAGAGGATCGCTCGGGCTCAGGGCGATCATCTGGTTGCGGTTTGGGTCCTGCACCAGCCAGGAACTAAACTGCCATGACTTCTGGCAGCAGGAGGCGGGCGTATGGCCCCACCAAGCCGGGGGGTCCCAGGTTGCTCGGCGCCGCACGATCCAGGCCACTGCCGCCCATCCCTCTGCGCTCTGGTTGCGGGCTTCGCCCCAGACCGTGCGAACGGTAATGTCAACGTCTTCATCGGTGAAGTTAATGGCGTCGGTGTCGAGCATGGCGTTTTTCTTTCCAAGCATGAATGTGACGTTGTACAGTCTTGCTCTCCCAAATCTGGATTATGTACCAGAGAACAGCGACGAAGGCGGCGATAGCCGGCAGCCATCCAACGACGGTAGCAAAGATCGCTCCGAGCGAGGCGACATGCGCGAACAAATGGTCGAGGTCGAGACCATCAACGATGGGTACGCCAGTTTTGTCGCTCATAACGGTACCATTCTATCCTCAATCCACATAGGATGCAAGGGTTAGCGCGCATGAAGCCCCAGAGGCATCTAACCCTATGAAAAGTTGATTATATCCGCCCGTTCCCAGGAAACTTCCGGCTTCAGTGACGGTCGAAAGAGCGAAGAAGTTAATGCCATCATAGCTGATCGACATAGTAGCGGTTGTACCATCATCCTTGAATTGTACCCATACGTGAGGAGAGCCTCGCCAATTTCCAACGTTGGGAGAGGCCGCTAAAGCGGCTGGATTAGTCCATTCAAGACGATCCCAGTTAGTGCCGCCCCCCGCACCCAGAGTATCGAGTTTGAGACTAGTGGTATTCCGCCAACCAGCAACGAAGAACCAGTTACCTTCAAGGTCCGTCGCGCTTGGTAAAATAAGCATCGTAGCCGTGTATGGTGGTGTCGGCGCGGGCTTCACTAAACCGACTATTGCATTCCCGCCAAAAGAAGAGGGTGCAAAAATTGAGATACCCATTGCCGTATCAGTTAAGGTTACTCCGGCGCCGCCATTGAGCACAGTTGTAAAACCTGTGCTCACTTTCGTTGGCTTCGCGCTTAAGATCGGGGCGAATAGACCTGAACCGGCCGCTGCCACTTGAGTAGGAGTAGCCACAGCACCCGTCGCGACCAGCCTCGATCCAAGCTTCGCCATCGGGATCAATTCAGTCTTGCCGTTGCCGGCCGAAGTGCGGCCAAGAACATAGCCAGCCGGGATGGTGTCTCGGATACCTCGGACTTTGCGTGGCAGCGTTATTTGGCTCATCGCATCCCCGCTCGATCCATCCATTGCAGGGCTCGCTCAGATACCACTTGCATTTGGCCGTAGATCATGTCTTGTTGCTGCCGCTTATCATCCTTCGACATTTGCTCGACCGGCATGGCGTCGATCAGCTTCACTCGGTCATTGAATTGCTTGAGGAGCTTCTGCGCGGTCATCAGCGTCTCGGCCGCTTGCTCGTCGGCCTTGCCGCCAGCGCGGTCAAGCTCGTTCATGTATTTATCCATGTCGCCCCGGTTCTCCATTTGCTGACCGATCTCGCCTTTGAGCGACATCTTGTGCATCAGGGCCGCAGTCGGGTTCTGGGCGAGCAACTGTTTAAACCCGTCGAAGTCACCGTCCGCCATCGCCTTCTTGATCGAGCCATGGATTTGGTTGAACCGATCCGTCGCGTCATAGAAGTCGCGAATAGGCGCAGCGTTGGCACCAGTGTACCGCGCGGTGAACCGGGAGAAGCCAGGAAGCTGATCGAAGTCCATCGTCGGTGCATTCTTGCGGATCACGCCGGCATTGGATAGCGCCATCTCGGTCGCATGGAGGGCCGTGTTGCCGATGCCACCCCATTGCTGAATGTAGTTGTCGATCACGGGTGGCGACAAGCGCATGTTCTTCAGCAGCGGGATATCGTTCGCCCACACCGAAAGTTGTCGCGCCGTCTGGGTCGAAGCCTTCGTGTACTGGTATTGTGGCAGAGTGTTGTCCTGCAATGAATGGGGCACAAGTGGTTGGCCCTTGAAGAAGCTATAGTTGGCAAGGTGCTCCACGATGGGCTCGGCCGCGCTCGCCATTCCCATGGTCGCGGGCGGGAGCACGCCTTCGGCCAAGCTCGCTGCAAAATCTTTGCCGGCAGCCGGGTTGTCGTTGATGAACTTCTCGGCGAGCCGGCGCGGAGCGGCGCCATAGATCGTCGAGAGCATCGGCGGGAACTTCAGGTAATGGATATAGGCCGGCTTGTCGATGGTGCCGCCGACCGCGAGGAAGATACCGTTGTCCTTCATATAGTCCGGCTGAGCCTTGTACCATTCGGTGTCCTTGTAGAGCGCCCAGAGCCCGAGCGTCGGGACCGTGATCGCGGCTGCGGCTTTGATGCCGAAGTTAACGCCACTACGCTGGTCGCCAAGGATCGTGCGGCCGAGACCAAGTTGCCCGCGCACGACTTGCTCCATGCTATTGAGCACAGCGCCAGTGAACGGAACATACGAGTTGATGGCGCGAGTGGCGGCGCCGCCGAAGCCGGCTCGGTGGAACGCAGCCTCGGTCGAGGCGACAGAAGCGCGGAGTTCAGTCTCGCCCTGCGCTATGCCACGATAGAAGCGCCCGGCCTTCTGAATGCTCATCATGTCCTGCGACACGACCTTCATGAGCCGGAACGGGCTCTTGATCATATTCCAAACGCCGTTGAATAGCGTCGGGTCCTGAGTTCCAGTCTTGAGGAGGTTCATGATCTCGGGGTCGGACGCCATCGTATGAAACATGCCTTCGCCGCCGCCCGCCTGATACCAACGCGACCATCCTTCATGCCCGAAGCCCTGCACAACGCCGGTATAGAAGTCAGCGAGAGTATTGCGATAGCCCGGTGTCTTGATGAACTGGAATGGCAAGTCGTATAGGATGTTAGCGGTCGCGAAGATCGGGTTATTCGTGATCGTCGCTCGGACGCCGCGCGTGAACGCACGAGCCCATTTGCCCAACTGACTCACTTGGCCGGAGGCGTCATAGCCGCGCAGATACTCCGTCAGGTGCGGATCGGAGAACTTCACGCGCACGGGAGAGCCACGGTCGAACATTGGGACTTCATCTTTGGCGAGACCGAACTTCGTCATCCAGCCGGCAAGCTGCGACCGATCAGATTGGGTGCCTTCCTTGGTAGGATTGCCCATGTCCTCGACGTACTCTTCTTGGTCGATGTCGTGCCATGTCGCGGGATCGAGTGTCTCGGGCTTCTTCATTACCTTCGAGACAGCCTCACCGAGCCCTTCGGCCATGTGACGGATGGCAAGATTAGCTGCATTCTGATCCGCCATGGCGATACGACGCACAGCGTCGGATGCCAGAGATTGCCACAGCGGGCGCACCTTACTGTCGGAGCCATAGAATGTTTTTACGGGTGTGCCGACTGTTTTGCCGGCACCACCTGGACGCTGAACTTCCTCATCGGGCTCTTTCCAGCGGTAGCCGGGGATACCGGCTTTATTTTCGGCCACAATGCGATCATACGCATCGGACGAGATGAGCCCATGATCGCGGGCGTAGGCGAGGGTACTGTTGCGGAAATCCATGACATCTTGAAACCCTTTCACAAACTCAGGGATACCATGCTGCGGATGCTCGACCTCGGCGACAATCTGTTTCGCCGCGTCGATTTCAACGCCGGTCTCTTTCGACTGCGCCGCCTTCTCCACCGCCCACTTGGAATAGGCGTAGCGGTCAAAAGTCCGCGAGCCACTCTCGACCGCCTTCACGGATTTCGCGACCGGCAGAAGCTCATCCCTGATTTTCATGAAGGCTCGGTTGCGCGAGGTCGAGGTCATGCGGTTGAGCATCGCACCGTTGGCTTCATCGGGCAGCGGCCCACCGTTCAATACGCGGTTAGTCAATTGGTTCAGCGGATCATCCGGCGCCCAAAGCTGACGATAGAAGTTGCCGACGCTCTTGGTGATGCGGCCGAGCCAAGTCTGATTATCCTCGGCGAGTTGTTGACCCACGACTTCCCAGGGGTTCGCGTAAGCCATCTTGCCGGGCTCGGGGCCTTCGATCATGCGGCGATAAGCATTGCCGGCCGGAGGCTCAGGAGGACCCTTCGGCGGCTCACCACCAGCGGGCGGTTCCTCGGGGGCCAAGACTTCTTGCTCGGCTATCGGCATCCGGGGAATGATCAGATCGCCCTCGTGTGCCGGATGGTTCTCTTCGTAGTTCCGCGTGAAGTTAAACTCGGTACTTTGATTGATTTCCTCGGCCTTCGCGCGAACCATGCTCTCAGCCGCGCCCTGGCTCTCTTCCATTGCTTTCTCAGCCGGCGTCTTCTCGACGCCAGTGAACTCCAATTCCGATGGCGTGATCGACGAGCCCTCGGGAAGATGCGACGGCTCCGGTGGCAATTGCATCTGGGTCCGAAACTCAGGATCGCTCTCGGCCCGCCGCGCAGCGTCACCAGGACGCTCGCCGGTATCGACATAGTTCTTGGCGAGGTTGTTAGCCTCGGTCTCCATCGCGTGCGCCACGCCTTCCTTGCTCTTAGCGGTCGCGATAGATACGGCGGCGTCGATCACTTCAGTCTGCTTGGGGATCGAGATAGCTTTGCCGAGCCCGCCCTTAGGCCCGATAGCCATCATCATTTCAGTAGCATCGGTACGAGCCTGGGCATCGATCTCCTCATCCGACATGCCGGTGTAATCGAGCTTCTTCATCGCGAAAGAGAGACCAGCCGCGAGTGGGTCGGTTGTGACCATGCCGAGAGCCGCCGATGGCACCGCCATGGCAAGTTTAAACGCATCGACGGCCGTGCGACCAGTCGCCATGAACCCATCGAAGTCCTGTTTCATACCGTCCCAGAAACCAGCATCCGGCGCCGGCTTGGTAGCATCCCAGGACTTAATCGCATCGTCCCGCAAGTCCTGCCACGCCGAACGTACCGCGTCCTTGATCGGATGCGGGATATAGCCGGCGAGTTGATCGACCATGCGAGGGTCGGTCTGAGGCGGGGTTTCGACACCGAGAAAGTTGTTAACTTCGGCCGGGCTATGTCCTTGCTTCACCGCATCGTCGCGAAAGGCTCCGAGCTTCTGGTTGATCTCGTCCATGCTGTAGCCATTGGCCCGAGCGTCGGCCATGAAGTTGGCGAGCTTGGAAGGCTTCGGTGCATCGAACGGTGCAGCCGCTTGGGCCGGCTCTGGCGGCGCTTCTGGGTCCGCGAGCACAGGCTTCTTTTCCGGTGCTTGGATCATGCTCGACGCGCGGTTCAGATATCCTTGCGTCTCCGAAGGAAGCTGCGATAGCTTGCGACCGCCCGCGATCCAACGATCAGCAGCGTGCGGGCCAGCATTGTAAGCAGTAAGAATATCGTTAGTGTTTCCACCATAACGGCGATGCAGGTCAGAAAGAATAGTTGTAGCAGCGTGCTCATTGTATGCCGGGTCCTTCAGCCTGTTAGGATCGAGCCCGTAAGTGTGGGCGGTATCCGGGGTGATTTGATAACGCCCAACAGCGCCCTTTGGAGACACGGCATCATCACCGCTATTCTCCAGTTGACGGATCATCGGCAGAAGGTCTTTTGGATCGGATGTCGTTGGCTGTGAGGAGCCCGCCTCTTCGTCAGCCATTACTCTTCTCCGCTAAAATGCTGTTGCATCAACTCGCCGAGCGACTTCTTTGGTGTGCCGGCCGGTGGCGGCGCCTCGATCAGATCATCCGACGACTTGAACTTAGCAAGGTTCGCGGGAGAGAGTACATAGGTCGGGCTGCTCGGGTCAAGCATCTTATCGCGCTGCTCGGGCGAAGCGTGCTGGTACTGTTGGTTAAAGGCGTATTCAAACTTCTGAACGGCTCGATAACCGGAAGGACTACCATTATAATTCAGCGCCGCGAATGCCGCTTTGCGCGTCGAGAGAATGGTGTCCTGCTCGAACTGGTTGCGAGGGCTATTGTCACGAGCACGCAGTTGCTCGCGCAATTCAGCGGCGTCCGCTGTGTTCAACTTGCGATCCGCCTGAGCCTGAAACACATCCTTTAACTGAAGGGGCTTATCAGTGTCGTAGACCTTGTTAACCAAGGCATTGAAGGTTGGCTGGTCCGTCTTAACCTTGAAACCCCGCGCCGCGTCTTCATTGGCGACCTTCTGCATGTCGAACATCGACCGCACCAAACCCTCTGGCACGTCCGGCATTCCAGAGAGCTTGTGGATCGCGTCACGGATCGTTGATCCATTCATCGACCCATCGGTATTCATGCCGTCCGTCATCGCCTGGATCGCCGTCTGATTGGCCTGAGAAACATTCTGCCGGCGCTGCTCGACCTGGACACTCTTCTGATGCTCGTCGTTAATCCGCTGCATATTCTCGGCGTACTTGCCGAGTTGATCACGTTCCTCCGGCTTAAGATGATCGGCCATGAACTTGCTGGCATTGACATCCGCCAAGCCCTTCACTGGGTCCTGGTCGATCATCGCCTTCGCAGCCGTCATGCTAAGCTGCGAGCCAGCTTGGTCGGCGACCGCTGTGTGGAGCTTCGAGGCGGTCTCAGCGTTGACGGCGCTATGAGTAGCCGCGTAAGCATCGTTCGCCATCTGCACGCGCTGGAATTCGCTTTCGAGCAAGTGCGGATCATTCGCCACGATAGCGGCGCTGTTGTTGACCAGCGTGTTCAGGTTGGCGACATCACGTTCGCCGGCAATCGCCGCGCTTTGGCCATCAATGTGGTTTTTGAAGTTCTGATTGAACTGATCGGCCGCGCCGGTTAGATGCTCGGAGGCGTGCGAGTTGCTGACGTGCTCCAAGTACCCGTTGACCGCCTGATCGTGCTGCTCCTTCATCTCCTGCGCAACGGAAGGATCATTAGGGTCGAAGTTTGGGTCCTTGGTCTTGTCACTCCATTGCTTCAGGAACCCGGCGTCGATAGCCGCGAGGTCAGCATGACCTTGAAGTATTTGCTCTTGCGCCTGCCGCTTGTCGAGTTCATTACCGACCTGTTCGCCAACATGCGCGAGAGCCCCACCGGCCCGCTGTCCCGCTTCGTTGTACTCGGCCGCGATATGGCGACCTTCCATCACGCGAGCTTGTTCACCGCCCGAGTTAGGCTCTAGCCGGCCGATGGTCTCTTGGAATACTGGGATATTCGGCATGGATCACCTTAAATGAACATCATGGCAATGCTGGCGACGGTGCCAAGAGTGCTGAGCCAACCACCAGCCTCGCTGCCCTGCTTCGCAGTGTTAGCTGCGTTTTGCATCCCAAGATAGCTCTCCTTCTGTTGCTCCAAGCTGGCTTCTTGGATCAACCCCTGCGCCGCGACCTGAGCGTGCTGGAGCCCGCCCTGTAGGCCGCTCTCACGCATGAGGTCTTGCATACTACCACTTTCCTTGAGGCCGGCGCCAGCCCCCGCTGCGCCTTGGGCCGAGACCGTCTTGTAAATCTGGCGCGAGGTCTGAGCTTGCTGGATCGCGGTTTGATTGGCAACGACTTGCTCATTCTGGCCGGCGACCTTAGCCGCCTCGCCGTATGAGTTCGCCTGCGCCTGATTGCCCGATGCCGCCGTGAAATCAGATACGGCTGCGCCGAGGTCCGAGGCCGCTCCCGATAGTTGACTAAAATCGAGTGCCATATTACCGATCCTGCGTGTGGATGAACCCACCGATAGCCGCGATGATCCCTGGCACCGGACGACTTATCTGCCAGCAATCTTGGCTATTGAAGCTATAGCTGTCGTCGATTGTATCCCACCAGATATCACTAAACAAGGTTAATGGTGAGAGTAATGCGCGCCGCGTTGCATCCGTGAAATTCGCCGGATGGAGATGAGTAAATTCCGTTCCGAACGACATCGTACCCACAACGCCAGCCTGGATCAATGCCGCGAACTGGTGTTGACGCTTGGTCTTGCCAAAGCCCGGTCCAGTCATTGCGCCGACTGCTTCCCGATCATTTGGCCGCAGAATTTGCCCTTGCGTCGTGTATGTGAAGCCGATGACGGCCGGGATCGTCCCGCTCGATATCGCGGTCGTGCTCCCGAAGAAGATAGTTCCAAGCTGGAATACGGACCACTGATCAACCCATCCATTTGCATTCGGTGGGGTTTGGGTCGGCATACCAGGGCTCCCTGCCACCAGATTGCCATACGAGATCACGCGACCACCGACTGCATCGAAGATGTATCCACCTTGGTTCTGGAGCCCACCGACATGGTAGGTGGTGAAGGTGCCATTGCGTGTGTTGAAGACGTACACCGGATACTGCCCAGTGCCGTCCACATTCGGGCTCATGATCGCGAGCGTGAAGCCAATAACGCGGTTCAAGTTCTGGCTGCTCGAAGCGCCGAGGACCACCTGGGTCGTTGGCAGCGGTGTAAACCAAAGGATCGTGCCATCGGAGGCCCGCAGCTTCGCCACTCCTTGACCAGTAGAGCCACCAGTGAACGTCAACTGCACGATAATGTTGCCATCAGACTGATCGACCACCATCGACAGAGCACTAATCGCGCTCGCTCCTGTGCCGAAGGCACCGGGCGCCAGCGTATTGCGAAGCTGCATCGTGATGCAAGGGTTGACCGGATACGGCGCCCAGAAGGTCTGGTTGCCACCGCCAGTCGGGTTCTTGTTCGTGTTGCCCGAGAGCGCGATAGACAGGTAGTAGCCGAGCGGGAAGGTCTCGCCAGACCACACCACTGTTCCAGGCTGATAAGTAGTGCCGGAGTTCCACGCCGCAATCGGGGCACCTGGAGGGTTCCATTGGTTCGCCGCGACTGGGAAGTTGAGCCCGAGCACCGGGATTTGGCCTTGAGCGATAATGAGTGGCGCATTCGCAGCCGTACAAGTGATCACGTCGATAGCCGCGATCTTCAGCGACCGTAACGCGATGCCCGACGCATTGGACACGATAGAGAAGACTTCACCATAGTCGGCGCCACTGTGGCCGGCGCACATGACGCCTGCGCCACCGGGGATTTGATTGCCGGACGGTGGATTGAGGGTCGTGAACCCGCAGAACGTCATGTTGTCGGTGTTGACCACGTTCAACTGATCGCAACCTTGGTCGAAGGTAACGATATAGTTCGTTCCACCTGATTGCACGCAAGCGGCATTCTGGGCCAACCAAGTGGCGCCCACATGCGGGATACCAGCACCCGAGCCGAGCGCAATGGAGCCCGTGACCGTAAGCGAATTCGGGTTGATCTTATTCAACTGGAACGGCGCACTGCTCTGGTAGAAGAGGCTGCCATCGAACCCGAGCGTATAGAGGGGCAAACCAGTCGGCGCATTTGCCAACACCGCTTGATTGATCTGGGCGCCGGTCAGAATGTTTGTCTTGGTGATGCCGAAGTTCGGTCCCGTGGTCGAGAACTGGTAGAGCAGATTGTTCACGAGATCGACTAGCGGCGTCCCGTTCGATGTCGTGATCGTGCCGGTCGGCGCGGGGATCGGGAGAGCAGTTGCAGGCGTTGGGCTAAGCGCCGGAGTGTTCGTGACAACCGTGTTGATAAGCGTTGAGAAAGGATAAACGACCCCGTTCGTTTCGAGCGACGTGAGATAGGCTTGAGTGAAGAGACCGTTGGCGTCCGACCCAAATGGGACAAAAACACTACCAGAAGCAATGGCAAAATCGCCCACATCAAGTCCACCAACGGAGACGCTGACGGTTTTCCCGTTAAGGTGCCAAAGTCCATAGAAGGTCACTCCCGTCTTGCCATTGATGGTCTGCACTTGGCAGCCGCTCGGCGTAACGGCGTCGTCCACGAACCACGAGCTTGTAATCGGGCTATTCGCGTCGAACAAGTCGGTCATGACCTCGACGTGGCGAATGCCGGTCGCCGGATCGTTCGTCACCATCGAGAGGTTGTCGAGCGTGCCACCGATTGATGGCCCGGCGCTGATGCTCTCCACCAGCCGGCCGGAGCCAAGGATATGGCGATGCCAGCCAAAGAACACCGGGTCCTCAGAAGCGAAGGCGCTAACACGCCGATAGGTACAGCCGATCAGCGACCCATCATTGCATCTGGCCCACAGAACAGGGGCAAGTTCCTCTTGATACGTGAGTTCTGCAAGACCCGCCGTAGTGAGATGCTTTGCGTAACGTGTAAGGTTCGGAGCACTGAAACGGCCTGAGAAGACATCGGCGAGGGCTTCGAGGATTTTCCGTCCTTGCTTTTGGACGAAGCAAGTGGTGAACCCAACCGAAACTGGTTCGATGAACCCTGAGCCATACTTCGTCACCCTATGGAACTGAATGCTGGTTGGCGTGATCGGATCATTCAACGTCGAGGCATGGATCAGCCATTCACCGCCGAGAGAGCCGCACAGGATACCCTGCGAGGTCGGCTTCATCCATGTCAGCGTGTTATCATCTTCCGAGTTGGCTACACCGCTGACCGAGTTGGCATCGCCTACCGTGCCATCCGGCGCAGTCGGAGAGAACACGAAGATGTTGTTTGAGTTACTGCCATCGAACCGATTTGGCACCGCACCACTGAGCCACAAGCGGCCCTCATAGTATGTGCCGACCGTTGGCCAACCAGTTGAGTTGCTATAGGCGCCAATGCGCCATGTGAATACGGTAGTCGTATAGAGCAGCGGCCCACCGATCAATTGCACCGTTGCGCTATTGGCGCTGAGCACACTCGCGATGGTGCCCCAGGTCCACAGAGCGCCAGTCGGGTTGATCTGCCAGCTATTAAGGTAGAGATCGGGTTCGAGCCCCGTGTTCGTCGTCAGCGCCGTGTAGTACGCGCCGTTCCAACCAACCACTTGCCCGGCCGAATATGGCGTGGCTGGCTGCCAAGGCAGCGGTTCAGTGAAGATGCGGATTTGCCGGCCAACATCCGTTTGCTGGAGGCCGTTGGTGCCGACTGCGCCACCGGAGTTCACTTGCTGCCAGAAGCTCGGGCTCAACGCCGGGTTGTTATTGAGGTTGCCGCCAACGAGCGACACATAATCAAATCCACCAGACGTTACGAACTGACCGGAAGGATAGGTCACGGTGTTGTCCCATGGCGCATAGCCCATGGTGATGGTGATGACACCGCTGGTGCCGCTGGTGGTCAACTGCGAGCCCGGCACCGGATCGAGATATGGTCCATCGACGAACGCGGCCGGCGCTATGGTGAAGGGCGCGAACTGTGGTGCCTTCGGCGCCGGCGTGATCGTAATGACCTGAGGCTGCGTTTGACCTTGCAGCATCACGATATTCGTCTCGGCTTGGACCCCACGGATGGTCTTCCACGATCCATTCGTCCAGGGCGAAGGGAGGTCCACGACGCGAGCAACCTGAGCAGAAATTTGTGTAGGGTCCCAGAAGACAGTTCCGCCATCCACGGCCAAGCCGCTGATTGGATCAGTGAGCGTGAACTGATCGCCGGAGAGGTTGTTGATTACGAATTGGCGATTGCGAAGGATAGCGCAATCAGCGGTTGCCTGGGCCGACTGGAACAGAAATCCGACTTGATTTCCATTACTCCAGGCTGGAGGAGTTGCGACAGTAACAACGGCCGGGTTCGCGGTCGAGATGTTAGTGACCGTAGCGACATCCGAACCAAAGACCAATAAGGGTCCGAAGAAGAAACGAACGTGCCCATCCGTAAACTCCACGTTGTAAGGGGTCGTCTGCTGCGGCGCGAACTTAATCAGACGACCGGGATTACCGTTGCGAGTAGTCGCGCAGAAGCGTGTGCCGGAACGGCGATTGCACGCGCCTTCTTCGAGAGGGATCGCGTTTAAACAAACCTTCATCGCGATCTTGTACCCAGGCAAACTCATGCGGCCCTGCGCGAGAGGGCTCCATTCACCACCGAGGAAACTTTCTTGGACGAACGAGGCATCCCCTGGCATTACGAATGCTTGCGGAGATAAGCCGCAGCCTCCTCTAAAAGATCAGCGTTATCATAAACTCGCTTCTCTTCAACGCTTTTGTAATTCCCTCGTCCCATTTTAAATCCTACACGTAATCCAGTCGTCCAGCGGCGGCTCTGTAGGCCCGGTCTCGATACCATTCACCATAATGGCTTCATTACGGAAGAGAGTATAGTGAGCGCGAGCGGCGGCGAGCTTCGCATCCGACTGAGTGAGAACTTCGCAAGTGCCTTCCGCGATCCGTGCGGCCAGCATCTCGCAGAACATGGGGTCCATCTTTGAGACCACTGTTACATTGGCTCCGAAGCGATAAGTGATCGGGAAGTTGGTCTGGGACGTGAGGTAGTTACCCTCCAATTCCCAATCGGTGTATTGCAGTCCTGAAGGCGCTCCCAGAAAGGACGTGGACCCACGCTTCGGGTCCTGCGGGGCCTCGCGCAGAAATCCGTTCGGCAACTGAAAGACATTCTTATTGATGGTTTGCGTCGTTGGCCCAGAGCCGACCGGATAAGTGATATTGAGGTCCGTGACCGTTGCATTCAGGTGGAGCCACTCGCCCAAAGCGGTCGTCGATGCGTAAACGGGTGTCCATGGGTTCACCTGTCCTGTCTTAATCCACGTTCCGTTCGTCGGGTTATTGGCCGGAGGAACCGGCGCTGTCAGCGGGTTGTTCCCTAGGTTGGCGTTGATGAGTGAGATGTAGATGAAGCCGTCGATCCCCGCGACAAGTGTATTTTTAGCGTAGGAAACGCCGTTATTCCATATCGGGTAAGCTCCGATAAGACTGCCTGTAGCAGCCCAATTTGTGCCGTTGTCTCCAACTGGATTGTGATTGAGATTTCCATTGTTAACGGAGGAGTAGACTTTTCCATCGGTGCCGCTGGCGAGTTGTCCGGCTGCATAGGTGATACCCCCGCTCCAAGGAAAATAGAACCCAGGAATGTTATTTTGGTTCAGGTCAATCGTGCTTTGGAAAAAATAGCCATCAGCGCTCTGCACCACCGCGCCATCTTGATATGCTGTCGTGTTAACCCAAAGATCGGCAGTGCCAGGATTGTTCGAGTTATTGCCAATCAGAGATTTGAAGACGTTGATCGACCCATCCAGGTTCGTCGTGTAGACAAGATCGCCGGAGTTGTATGCGTGCGCTCCACCCACACTGCTCGTTGCCAACTGTGGGTCGAAAGGCGACACGTTCATCGATCCGAAGTAGTTGTCCCATACAGGGTCAACACCGGGGATGCGATTCACGTTAACGTCGATGTCGGAAACCCAGATGTTCCCCAAAGCATCGGCTACGATACTACCGTAATCATACTCGGTCGTAGCGCTCCATAGCGCTGGCACGAATAACATAGTAGGAAGCGACGCAGAGACCGTCTGCGGAGCCGTTGGCGTAGCCTGGGCCGGCACTGGCTGGTTGATCGGATACATAACGGCTTTGCGGATCGAAAACCGCCATACATTGCGGCGCAGTTCCGCATTGCGGAGTTTGTCGTAGACAAACCCGATTTCAGCACCGGCTAGACTGCCATCATTGAAGGCGGTAATCGGCCTTTGGCCAAGAAGCTGTAGGGCTCGGTTGGCGATGCTCAGGCTGTCGGTGAAGTTAAGTGGTGTGACATTGGACACGTTTCCACCTTATTGGACTTCAACGATGCTCAGTAAGAATGGACCAGCGGCCGATGCGATAGCCGTTATCTCTCGGCGGTCCATATTCCCTTTAGCATCGTACATCTCATACTGGTCGAGCGGTCCTGTTGCCGCTGCGGGATTAAGGACGATGCCCGTTCCGGCCACAGCGGCAACATGGAAGTTAAGAGTAATGGTCCCGGCGCTCGGGTTCTTTATGCATCGATATTTCGCATTAGGATTTGCCGCCAATATGGTTGTACTCACATTTGTGACGTTTACAGGCGTAATCGCGAGGGCTAATGAATTTGGCAGTGGTGAAACCAACTGCATAGCCGGGGTAACGACGCCATCTTTATCCGTGGTGCCAGCCAAGCGTGGATTGCGAGCGGCTTCATACGAAGGCGAAATAGAGAAAGCCACGTTATCGATAGCATTCGAATTCTGCAACGCAGCAGCGAGCAACAAACACCCTGCTTGAGTGGGATGGATACCATCGTCTGTAATGCCACCGGCCGCGCCGGTAACGACCCATTTGTTGCTCTCACGGGCATACATGAGAACGTCAGCGATCTCGATTACGCCGTCTACCCATGCCGGCCTGTCACCAACACCAACGCCGTAAGCGCCGCTGCCGCTCACCGCACCACGCATCCAATCGTTGAGGAGGAACAAAGTGGAGTTCTTACCTTCGGTGAAAAAACCAGTCGGCTTTTGTCCGCTAATTGTTGCCCAACTGTCACTGGATGCCGAATTAGCTGGTATCGTAGACAGAATGAACTTGCAAGTCGGTGGCAGGAGGTTGTGGAACCTCAAATAGTTGGATTTTGTAGTCTCAATCAGCGAACCAGCGCCGACATCGTTTAAACCCAACTGGCAAACCACATGCGACACCCAAGAGGCAAGGGCGATACGATTTGTAGCGAGCCCACCAGCCCACGCATTAATTGTGTCAGCCGAAGTTCCACCATTGATGTAGCCGTACTTTGCTCCGACCGTTCGGGCCAAGAGGCCCATGTCGCCCGTGTTATCATTGACGCTATCATGCGAATTTGCCACGCGGCTATCGCCAGCAAGCAAGAATGATGGTTGGCTCGTAACACCGATGATCGCAGCCGGCCCAAACCAGAAGTTAGCGCCGCCACCATCGACTACCGTACCACTTAGGGTCTGATCAGTCGCGCCAGTGATCGTCTGGGCATCACCGAGAACCGTGGCCTTGAGACCATCGGATTTAAACGGCAAGCTCGCGACGCCGGGGTTGAAGAAGATACGAACCCAGAAACCCGTTTTCGCCGGGATCGTAACCGGAACGACATCCGAAAGAAGGGTCGAATTGTTCAGAACTGATCCCGAAGTCGCACCGGCAAATTTGATCTGCGAAAACACGCCGGCCGGGTATTCGATGGATGCTGTAACGGTCGCCGCTTGGCCCGGCGCAGTCTCGCCCGCCGCGCCATTGACCCAGAAATTCGGGATGACAATTTGCAAGCCCGAGACGCCCACCATAGTACGGTGGAAGCTGCGTGACATCATGGCCGTGCCATGCGCAGCATCCAACTGGTTCGGGAATGCACCACGCGTGGCCACGACGCCAAGATACGGGGCGATACTCGCTTGCTGATTGCTCATCGGACCATCCCTTCAGGATTAGATCGGCGGGATCGATACCGTACCGAGTTTAGCGCCGTTCTCCAACAAATACTTCTCGACGTTGCGCATGAACAGGATCACGTCTTTAATCGTCGAGGACTTGCCTGTGTCAATGCGAAGCTCGAAGTCGGTACCGCCTGTGGCTGCGCCGGTTGTCATTGTGAACTCATTACCAAAGAGGTTGGAACGGTTCATACCAAAGAATTCAGAAGCCATTGTCTTTCTCCATTAAGGCGCTAGGCCAAGGATGTTGCTGCCGAACGGCGGCGCATCCGAGTTCAGATAATTCTTCAGAACGTCGATCATCAGTTTCACCTGAAACCGGCTCAAGCCGGCCGGAGCGACGTTGCCCGTGCCAATCGCAATGTAAACGTCAGCGGTCGGGGCACTGGTTCCTTCAGCCACGCTCGGGTTGGTCAGTTGTTGACCTTGATTGATGCTAATAAACACGCCAGCCATGGTTAATCTCCCTTATATCGGTAGTATACCACTACCACGAACGAATGCAAGCGCCGAAACAAGCGCACCATTAAGCAGGGCCACGTTAGTAGCCACACTAGTATCCGTCTGAATGAGCACATTGGCGCTCGCAATGATCGCTTGCGCGTTGGTGAGGTCGGTGCTCACAGTCGTCGTGCTCAGAGCATTCGCGCTGGTCACACTCAGAGCCGTTGCAGTCTTCGTAGTGCCTCCCTGCGTTGATGTAGCAGACGCGCTGCTCTTAGCAGCCGCAGTCGCAGTCTTTGTCGTTCCCGCGCTCGTTTGAGCCGTTGTAGCAGCCATCTGTGACGTAACAAAGGCAGTGAGGGCCGTATTAAGTGCCACACCAATACCCGCACCCGCCCACTGAGCATGTGTCAACCCCGTCGCGCCGCCGAACGTGAATTGATGCGTGCCGGCATTGTACGTGTCGCCGGTAATCGCGATGATCGCGGCAGCAACCGCGTCATAGTCCGCGAATGAGGTCGTCAGGTTCGTCGTGACTGCGGCCGTGTTTGTGACATCGGTTGCCGCGTCGTTGTCGGCGGTCGTGGTGTTCGTGACATCGGTGTTTACGTTCGTAACCAACGTCGCCATCGAGTTGTCGGCGGCGGTCGCGTTAGTCTGCGCCGTGGTGATAAGTGTCGCGAGAGCAGCGAGGTCCGTTACCGCTTGCGCGATGGAACTCGCAAGGTTTGAGGTTGTGATCGGAACTTGGCCAACAGAATTAGGCGTCCCGAGCGTTACGGCGACCGCTACGAGAGCCATTTTACACGATCCCCATGTCCGCTGCTGAACCCATGATATGATCGTAGGCAGCATTTAAAGCGTACCGCAACTGGCCTTGCTTTGTAACAAGAGAAGTATCGACTGCAACTGTTACACCACCACCTTGGGCTGATGATCGGGACACCACAGTCGAAGAAGGCGAACCATCCGCCCGTGCCCCTTTACTGACCGCGACGTTTACATAAAACACAGTCATGGCACACTCCTAATAGGGTCCCACGCGGCGGGGCGGAATGTCGCCGGAGGGGAGGAGGGCTGCCCCTTCCATCCCGCCCGCGCGCCGCGTGAGAGGTTTACGCTGCGAATTCGCACTCGACGTTAATCGCCGTGCCAGCCGCAGCAACAGTCGCCGCCGTCGAGAGGTACAACAGGAAGTCGAAGTTACCGCCTGGGTCCTGCGCGACGCCTTGTGCGTTGACGAAGCCAAACACGTCCCAAATGTCGTCTTCGAGGTTAGCAGCCGTATAGGTGCCATTGAAGGTGATATCTTTCGGGCCGGTCGTACCAACCACGTTTGCAAGCGAGATCGTGCCGAACAGTTTGTTCGGGCTCGCATACGCCGCGATGGTCGTGGTCGCTCCGGTGTTCGCCGAAGTCGGGATCAAGTTCTGCAACGACGCCTGGGTGCCGTCGAAGGCACTATCAGAGAAGATCAAGTTTACGTCGAAGCTCGGGCCAGTCGTGCCAAGCGGAGTAGCGCCTGGAACGTCGAGCCGAACACGTTTGATCTTCGCGGTCGAGGGAATGCGACATGCCTTGTAGGTGTTGGTCGTGGTCGCCAAACCACCAGTCGTCGGAGACACAAAGTCAGTCTGTGCCTTCCGATAAAACGGGCTACCTTCGCCGGCCGTAGCAACCACGATGGGCTGAGCATCAAGGTTCGTGATCGACGGGGACTTGAGGTTTTCTGCGCTCATGGGTTATCTCCTGCTTCCCAACCGTTACGGGGTGATGTCCGCGCCGGTCGTATCGGCACAGAGGACTTGGATGACCTTGCCCAACTGCGTGCGGGTCGCCCCGTACATCGTCTGGACATAGAGATCATAGGGCTCGCCCGACAGGTCGTTACGGATCGAGATGCGGGAAGTCATGTCCTTCCACATTCCGAGGTACACGCCGGTCTTCACGAAGATGAGGACGCCGCGCGTGGTGCCAACGGTGGTCTGCGGAAGACGCTCGGACACGACGATATCGTAGCCGAGGAAGCGCCGGAGTCGGCCGTCCACCAGAACAGGGTGATCGCCGAACTCGGTGGACACGACTTGGACCTGGGACAAAAGATCAGCCTCTTGCTGCGAACCAATCACCGCAGTCGGAGGGTCCATGTCGAGGTCGTTGTGGTAATGTTGCAGGATGCGCCGAGCTTCGATCAACTTCGCAACCGAAAGACCGTTCGCCGAGCCACCACCAGTGCCGAAGTTCGCGGCAACCTGATAGGAAGCAGTCGTGAAGGTCTCGGACGTGAGCGAGGCCGCATCTTGGCCGATCTGCGAAGTCGCAGTCGCCTGAAGGATAATCACGTCATCCCATGCGCGAGCAACCGAGGCCGCAGCCGCAGCAGTAAGCTGCGATTTCGGGTCCACAATAGTCTGCAATTCGTCGAAGCTATCGACGAGCAAATCCTCTTCACCTTCCTGCGGGAACACCCAACGCCGGGTGTACTGCGGATCGGTGCGGTTCTTCGGGGCAAATCGACCGGCAGGTGCCTTCAGAGTGACCGCGCCGATTTGGTTAATCGGGGAAGCCATCTTACCAACGTGCATGCCTTCGCTGACCTTGCCGCGAAGTTTCGAGGTCTTTTGCTGGAGCAGAAGCTCCAGGTTGGTCGAGAATTGGGTGGTATATAGCGGAAACAGGCCGTTGTCCGTGCTGGTAGCCATGGTTCATCTCCAAAACTGAGAAACGCCGGCCTTATCCATCACGGGGGCCAAGACCGATACCGCCGCCTCCTGGCAGTTGTGGCTCGGTGTCAGAATACCTGACTATGGGGTAATATACTACACCCTATTAACCTTGTCAAGGATAAAATTAAGCTTTGTGACCGCCATTCGTCATGAACGTGTCGAGGGTCTTCTGGGTCATCCCACCAGCGTCGAAAACACAACCCTGGATCACGAGCACGACGAAGTAGTCGCCGTTTGGCATCGAGGTCACGAAGATATGGTCGAATACGTAGTCCGTCTTGGGCTCGTCGGCGTTATAGTACGCCTGAAAGTTTAAACGAGCTTCGGCCGGCATCTCCGTGAAATCGTAACCACTTTGCTTCATGAACGCCGCCTGTCGATCCCAAGGAAGCTGACAGACTTCATCGGCGAGCGCCGGCACACATGAAAGGAACAAAGCAAGAGCCGAAATAGCAATAATCTTACGCATGGTGTTTCGCTTTCTTGGCCGCAACCCGCTCCCGTTTAGGAGCAGGCCGACCTTTATCGGCTTGGTTGAATTCCTTGCCGACCGATTGCGGGACGCCGCCGTAGCCACCCTTTGTGTGAGCGGCTGCGGCCATCAAGCGGCGTTGCGACTTCGAGACGCTCGGCATGTTACTGCTGCGCCCCAGTGATGATCTGGTTAAGCGCGAGCATCTGCCGGCCTTTCGCCACGTCGCCTTTCAGATACGCCTCGCGCCATACCTCGTCACGCATCAACTCGGCTTTCGATGCCACCGCTTGTTCGCGGGTCATGACGCCATTGTTGACGGCAGAGTTACCAGATTGGACAAACTTGTCCTCGCCGATCTTCGTGCCGATATTACGGAACATCTCCATGATCCGGTCATAGCCAACGACGCTTTCGAGCGCGTTGACATCTTCAGCCGAAATCTTGAGAGCGGCCGCCGCGTTGCGAGCGATCACCATGTTGGCGTCTTTGTTCGCGCCCCAGTTCTTAGCGAGCGCCGCCTTCTGAGCATCGATCTTAGCCTGCATCTCCGCAGTATCAGCGGCTTCGGCTTGCTCAAGCCATTGCACCGTCGCCTGCGTCATCTCGCGAGCCGCCTGCGGGGTCAAATGCGCTGCGTGCGCCTTCGCCTGCATATGGGCCACGAAGCTGGCGTCGAGTTCCTCGCCCGACTTGAACTTGATGTCCTTGAAGTCGTAAGCGGTCGCTTCCTTAGGAACTCCCATGCGCGTGTAGAGCGCGTTGTAGCCCTCGGTATCAGAAGGGTCCTTCGGGAACTTGACCAACTGGTTGGCCGGGATACCCGTCATCCGCTCGACTTCGCGATAGGACTTCAGGATCGTCTGTGCAGCAACATCGGCCGGCTTGTCGTGCCAACCTTTCGTCTGCAAATAGCCGACTGTCTCGGCATCGGCGTTCGCGCCGTACCATGGTGTAGCTCCGGCCGCTCCTGCGGCACCCGTTGCCCCTGCTGCTCCTGCTTCGTTAGCCATTGTCGTTCTCCTGGTTCAGTTGTGGACCTTTATATAGCGTGTATAGGTCCGCCGAAGATAGGTTCATGTGTTGGTTGATCCGCTGGAAGACTTCGTTCCGACCTATCAGTACGAACGTCATCTTTTCATCCAACCGACCATTCGCATCGAGAACCGCACAACTCTCGGTCGCTCGACAGAATTTCGCTAAGTCTTCCAGCACCCGGTCGCCTGCTCGGTTTCCGAACACTAGTTGGTAAGCATGCTTCCGCGTGCGAAGGAAGTCAAGCGCCTTGCCGATCCGCTCCTGTAGTGTCATTGCTGCAATGGCCCTCCGGCCTGTTGTGGTTGACCCTGCGGCTGACCCTGTGGGTTAGCCTTCTGCGCGACTGCCTGAGCTTTTACCATAGCCGCTTGAGCAGGTAAAGCCTGAATTTTCTGCTGCTCAGCCTGCGACTGAGCGCGGTTCTGGCGCTTCTTGCCAATCTGCATCTTAGATGACATCCAACTCTCAGGCACCGCCTGGGCATCCGCCATCGCTGGCACCGCAACATCGAACTCGAACGGATCGAGCAGCGACGGATCGCCAGTGATATTAACCAATTCCTTCACGCTCTCAACCGTGCGAAGGAAGCCGGCAGTCTCCTGCGCTTTAGCCGCGCGAGACAGCGGATTGGTGTAGATAACATCGTACTCACCTTTGGCTTCCTTAAGCCGAGGCGGCATGGGAGGAAGGATCGGGCGACCACGATTGTCGCGAAGGTGCGCGAGAATGTCGATCTCGCGAACGATTGTTGGGCCAAGATATTCGCTCGACTGGCGACCGACCGTTGGCGCAAGCAAGATACCTTTCTCATTAGTGCGCTCGATCACTTCGGTCGCCGTCATCTGCGGCGTCTCGGTAAGGATTTGGAACAGCGTCACGAGGAAGGCGTCATTGATTAACGACTTCTCCTCCTGCATCGCTTCCTTGGTAATCTGGATGTTGCCGGTCTCAAGGGCATGAACCAGGAGCTTGCCATCGGGTGTCACGCCGCCCTTGTTCATAGCGCCGGGGCGCAGCGACATATCAATCAGGCCATCGTCGGCCGTTAGGAGCACAGGATCAGCCGCTCGATGCGCTTGCTTCAGGAAGGTGGTCTTCTGCGCGTTTAGGGTCTTCAGCGCCGGCAGTACCATCATGGCCGGCGAGCGGCCGTAGACTTCGCCCGGCGTCTGGTCATAGCGGCTGGCGGCGATTGGCAGCATGCGATAGCCACCCTCGCGCAGAATGCAATGCCCCTCGATTGAGAGATACGTCGAAGAGAACGGTTTGCCCCTAGCGTCTAAGCGATCCGGGTCATAGTCGGTGCGCGGGCAGACATGATGGAGCACGTTGAAGATTTGAAGCTGGTTCTGGCTTTCAAGCGCCGGCCGCAGTGTCTCGGGGAACGTGTCAGGGAACTTCTGTTGGATTTGGCGAGCGGTCATCCGCATCCAGCGAATGAACCCATCGATCATGCCCTGGTGGTTCTCTTTCAGGAACAACTCACCCATCGGCACCGCCTTGTAGCGGATGCCAGTCGTGCCCTGGTAGTCCGTGCCATCGAACTCGTCGATGAACATAGCACCCGTGCCGAATGCACCGAGCGATTGATAGTTGTTCTGGTTCTGCGCCGAGAAGTTAGCAATCGGCTTGTAGCGGTATTTGAATAGGAGCTTCGTCACTTGCTCAAACCACAGGCGCGTGGCGCGATCCTTCATAACGTAGGGATCGCTTGCTTCAAGCCCATGCCAGAACATATTACGTGGCGTCAGCAAGCTGTCGCAGATCGCGGCGAAGCGATGGAGTGCCATCATGCCACTGGCATCGACTTGGCGATCTGTCTTCTTAATGCCCGGCCAGTTGAAGTTCTGGTAGAAGAATGTATTGCGCGAAGTCGGAAGGATCAACTCGGCGATCTCTTCCCAATGCGTCGCGGTCGTGCTCCGCGCCAACTGCATCGCGCTGAACTCGCGCATGATGTCTGTGTAGACATCCTCTTCGTGAGGCGTCATCACTTGCTGCTTACCGAGATCGTAAGCCATTAGTAGACACTCGCCGACCCGAGGAGAGCCTGACTAGCTTGGCCCATGGTAGTCATCTGCTGCATCTTGCGTTTCTTTTTCTGCTCGTCAGTTTCGTCCTGAAGCTGCTGCTGCAAGCTCGAACCGAGACCGAGATCGCTCGCGGCTGGCGACAACGCCATGTTCTTCGCGTTCATGGAAGGCATGGATTATCCCTTAGGAACTTCCGAAATAATTAAAGTCATCCCGTCATAAACATACTCAACGGTACTCTGCCCATCTTCTAGAAGGGTTGGCCGGTCAGCGACTTCTCCGGCATAAGTTCGTTTTACGAGAATATTCTGATGGTTAGGTTTCGGAGACACTATGATCACTTGAGTTGTCATTTACTCCTCCATTGTGAATTAATCATCATATCACCCAAATAGCGGGAAGTCAACGTCTTTTGCAACGGTCTGCGGACGCCGGCTTTTGAGGGTGCCGCCGAGCGCGGTAGCCTTCCAATATCGTTTCATCATAATGCCATAGCGGGTGGCGGACAGCAAATCATCGCGCTCCTTGACCACCAACCCATCCTTGCGGTGGTACATCCGGTATTCCTCGAACCACTCAGCTAGGTGCTCCACGACTTTGAGCCGGCCGGTGGACATCCGGTTCTCCATCTCAGCCACGCCGGGCTCGAACGCATTACCTCCCTCGGGCCATGTGGCCATGAGCGGGTGCATGAGCAAGCCCTGGTCCTTGTACTGAAGCGAGAGTTGCCGGCCTGATCCTTTATCGCGCTGGTTGCCATCCTGCGGCCAGAAGACCGGGACGTTGATGCCGATCATCTTCATGCGAATAGCGTGCTTCATCGCATCGCCGTCTTTCATGCGGATCGCGTTGAGAATATGGATCACGTCGCTGTCGCGATCCCACGCCATCAGCACGGCAGCAAAATTATGCCCAATACCAAAGTCGATACCCCATCCTTTGACCCAGACTGTTGGCAGCATATCAATTATTGGTTCACGTATAGTTTCTTCGGCGATCTTGAAGACGCGCCCTTCCCCCAACATAGGGACACCACGCGCTCGCGCTTCCCGTTCGTGTTCAGGATAACCAGCGATAATCTTAGCCCGCTCATCGGCTGGAATATGTTTCGCGTCTTCGATGACCATATTCGTAACCGAACGGTCCTCAGAAGGCTCATGCAGGAAGCGAGAGACGACATCGGACATTCCCTTCAGAGGCGTGAACGTCATGAACAGGAAACCGCCTGTCGCGGTGAAGCGGGCCAAGCACTCCGAGTAGATGTCAATGGGCGGCTCCTCGTCGAGCCAGATGAAGTCGAGCGTTGCTGATTGGAACTTCGGCCGTCCTTGCTCGTAGGATTTAAACGTCAGAGTGGATATTCCACCAGTAGCATGCCGCACTTGGATTGTGTCGTAGGCATCCGTCACCCCTCGGGCAAGGGATGGCTTTCCAACAAACCTGTCCCTTGGTATGAGCCCGGTTCCGAACGCCTCCTCGACGCCCGGCTGGCCGCACAGGAGTTTCTGCGGGCCGTCGCGGACTAGGATGCTGGTCTCGCCTGCCGCCCACCCCGCTACCGAGTGATTGATCCGCCGCCCCGTCCACCACCATGGGTAGTCTCCTGTCAAATGAAACGCGACCTCGGCCGCGCCGGCATAGGTCTTGCCAAGCTGGTTGCCAGCCATGAGTAGCCGCTCGCGCTTCTGCACGCCAAACGCGAAGAAATCTTCCTGTTTCGGATATGGCTCAAAGTAGTCTATCTTATGATAGCGATGCCGCTCATCGAGCGCTCGAAGGCCGGCTAGGATTGCGTCGAGATCGACGGTCATACGCCGGCCCAGTCGGTGACTTCCTCGAACTCCGCATCCACCGTCGCATGTCCGAGGAGCTTGGCCGCGTCGATCCCGAGCCGCGAGGCTAGGAGTTTGATGGCCTCGATCTTGCCGGCGTCGTCAACGTGCTCCACCGTCACCTTATGCTCAGTTCGAGTATGCAGTCCTACGCGGTCGAGGATCGCCTGTGCCGCCTTCAGCCGGTCCTTGTGCGTCGGGTCGCCGGCTATGTCCACCAGGACCTCTACGGCCAAAGCGCCGCCGACTTCCATCCGTGCCTGAGCTTCCTCAAGGATCGCCGCCCTGATCTTCGGATCATGAGCGAGCCGGTGCCCCGTCACCCGCATCGTTTCATCGTTGCCTGTATAGCCAGCTTTTCTGGCCGCTTCCATCTGGTTAAGTCTACCCATTGACAGAACGGCATCGACAAATACCTTCTGTCGTGGGGTCAGCGCCCGCATAGCGGGTCCCATCGCGATGACTTCGGTTAATACAACGCTTGCCATTTGTTATCGAGGTTATCAGAAATGCCCTGGTTTGTCAAGGTGTATTATTTTGTATTAAGAGGTTTTAAAAATTCGCCGCGTGAAATTTTATCCCCGCGATCTTTCTGCTGGTCTGCCGATGGCGGGGGTGGCCGGCACCCACCCCAGTCTTTTTGGTTAACGGAAATTAACCTGACGCAAAATTAACCATACATTTGTTGTGGGTATTCACACTTATTAACATTGCGTGATCGCTCGCCGCAAATGGAGCATGGTTAATACCATTTAATACAAATTAATTTGTGTTAACTATATAAATTGTATTCCTGTTAACGATTTGTTAATGTTTAGGGTGCAATCTGGATGCAGTCAACAAGCGAGGACCACCATGGACCGAAGCGAAATTGCCCGAGCACTAGCGAAAGCCATGAATGGGCTATCCGATTGATCCGCCTCCTTGAATTAGCGGAAATTATGAAATAGTTAACAGGAGTTAACCAATGGATGACGCAATTCGTTTCTGGCATGGCGTATGCGCTGCAATCGTGGCATCGGGCTTAATCTTAGCAGCGATCTATGGTCTTGCCGAGCTATGCCGCTAAGGCCAAAGATTTAATGATATGTTCCCTATCTGTTGCTTGACTTTTAGGCTTGTGTGGTGTATGCTCTAGGCTTCGCTGTCGCAGCGGACGCAGCCAATGAGCTATACGCCTACACAATTAGCCTGAAACCACGGAGGTTTCACTATGACACGTAAGGATTTTCAATTAATCGCCAGGGTATTGGCGGTCATACCCGACAGCTTGAGCCGTGCTTTGGCAACATCGGCCGCCATCGAAGCGTGTAAGGCTGACAATGCTCGGTTCGATGAGCAACGGTTTCGTGAGGCAATCACCCGCTATAGGAGTGTGAACGCATGACGCAATCCCTGACTAAGCTGATCGAGCAAACCAAAACGCCTTACAGCGTGCATGAGCACAACGGGCGCTATTACCTGCGCGACGGAAGTGGCCAGCCTAATCAATATGGTGGCATGGATCGCGAGACTGCCAGCCGCATCTATCGCATGTTCCGTGACGCATGGGTAGGCGCATGAAGCGCTATAGCGTGATCTGGGGTCGGATCGGTGGCGACATAGTTTCCACTGATTTCGACACCCGCCGCGAGGCACAAGCGCTAGGCGAGGCATTGCAACGCATATTCTTTGATGCGGCGCAGGGACCAAGTACATTCTGCCAACTATCGCGCCATTGTCCTAGGTGGAATTCCGAATTACCTGACGGTCGCTTTGTCTCGGCGCAGGATAACACACGATGAAAATCAGCCCTGACTTATACAAACGCTTGTACGATGCAGTCGCGCCCGTTATGCCTATGGACGGTATGAATAGCGAGCGCAAGCGTTGGGATGCTTTGTGGGCGTCAGGCTTCCCGGCAATGGATCTTTACCGCGCCGGGCTCAACGACGCCCACATTGATACCGTGTTAAAGAGGATTGCGACATTCAACCATGATTAAACCCTTATCTCACGGCCTTAACCAATGCGTCCTAGCGCTCGCCCCGAGCTTTGAGGCTAATCCCTTGGCTCCGGCGAGCTTCGCCGATGTTTGTCTGTCCCATGCGCAGCACCCTAGCTCTATTCGCGTTTGGGATGGCTTGGGCGACGACAACATATATGCCGACGCGCGGGTTAATCAAGCTTTCCGATCCTGGCACGATGCTACCCATTTGCGCCTTGGTTCACCATTCGGTTGGGACGGCGAGCTTGCCGTGGTCAATGAGCAATGCCGGGATCTGCGCTTGCATTGGCCAAGCACGCCCGACGCTGTGGTTGACCTTCTCCGCGCCGATGTCTTAGGCGTGGTGGCGTATTATCGTGACTATGCCAGCTTCCCCAGTGACCAGCGTGCTCGCCAACCTAGGGAGATATTAACGCATGCCATTATACCTAATCGACGATCAGGGACGCGAGCATGGCTTGCTGTCCCGCGACATCCAGCTACTCGAAAGCCTTGGGGCGATTGAAGTAGACCCAAAGGTTAACCGCTGGCATCTCACGCCGGGCCACACTTTCGAGCGTGACATTGATCCGTTTCTATGGGATGATACTCCCACAGTTTAAACCTTAGGAGGGTTTAACGAATGGAAGACGCAACGCGACCGAAATACACCACGCGCGAAGAATGGTTAATGGAAGCAATCGAGCTAGAGCGCCCTTGGTTCAAGGATGCTGGCTCGCCGCTTCCGGCCAAGCTTCGCATATCCTGCGGCTTCCCGCTAGGATCACGGAAAGCCATCGGGCAATGCTTCCAACATGGTGATGCGGATAAGGTCCAGCATATTTTCATTTCGCCTGTGTTGGGCGTGGTTGCTGCTAAAAACTCTGTGCTAGAAACTCTGACGCACGAGCTATGCCATGCCGCGTTGCCTATTGGGTCCGGGCATAAGCGCCCATTCGCCAAGCTCGGCGAAGCTGTTGGCCTAGAGGGTCCACCTTGGACAGCAACCAGTGCGTCGCCTGATCTTGTGCAGCGCTTCGAAAGGATCGCCCGAATCTTGGGCGCTTACCCGCACGCGATCTTGCGGCCGGACGAGGGACGAAAGAAGCAATCTACCCGGCTCGTGAAATGCGAGTGCAACGATTGTCATGCGATCTGGAGGATGACGGCTAAGTGGGTTAATGTCGCTGCGGATCGTGACGGCATTTCATGCCCAGTCTGTCAATCGACTGATACTACCGTTGACATCGAAGACGGCGACGATTAGAACTAGCGCACAGTCATTTAAACCTTAGGAGGGTTTAATCATGCCGAAAGCTAACAAACTGTTTCCAGGTAGGCCAAACTACACTGGCCCAACAAAAGGATGGTTCGGCCTATTGCATCACGAAGAGCTTTGCGAGACTTCGCATGATGTCATGGAGCGCGTAGCCTATGTGAAGGCTAACAAGCCTGCGCACGAGGTCGCAATCCGATTGCACAATATGATTTACCTTGGCAAAGTTGGCGCGGATTTCGTGGCCAAGCTTAACGCGCTCGACGCGGATTACGAGGCCAAGCGTGACGCGCTCAACGCGGATTACGAGGCCAAGCGTGCCCCGCTCCGCGCGGATTACGAGGCCAAGCGTGCCCCGCTCCGCGCGGATTTCGTGGCCAAGCGTGACGCGCTCGACGCGGATTTCGTGGCCAAGCGTGCCCCGCTCCGCGCGGAT